CATGAATGTAAAACTAATAAGCATCACACCTGATGCTGAAAAGACAATGGCATTTATTGCCAGAGTATCTAACCCTGCCAATCAAGAGAATGAAAAGTATGCAGGGTTACTAAGATATTGTATCAAACATAATCATTGGTCTGTCTTTGAGCAATCATCAATGACACTTGAGATCGAAACAACTCGTGCGATAGCAGCACAGATTCTCAGGCATAGATCATTTACATATCAAGAGTTCAGTCAGAGATATGCTGACGCTAAACTTCTTGAAACAATTGAACTGCCAGAATTAAGAAGACAAGACAGTAAGAATAGACAGAATAGTATTGATGATTTAGATCCGAAGATTGTTGATACATTGAACAGACAGATGAATACTTTATTCAGTAGTGCATACTCATTATATAATCAGATGCTTGAAGAGGGAGTTGCAAAAGAGTGTGCTAGAATGGTATTACCACTATGTACACCCACAAGAATTTATATGACAGGTTCATGTAGGTCATGGATACATTATATAAATCTAAGGTCAGCACATGGCACACAAAAAGAGCACATGGAGATTGCTAAAGCATGCAAGGAAATTTTTGTAGAACAATTCCCATCTGTAAGTGAGGCATTGGAATGGGTTCCCTTTACTTAGGATTAGAGTATGATCTATCCAAAATACAGGGTAGGGATACAAACTATAATGAAATAGCACACTATCTTGTGGCAAGAAAGACCGTAGCAATCTTTCAAGGTAGATCAGAAGCAGGACCACGAGCACTAGGAAATAGATCTATATTATATGATCCAAGAGATCCTAATGGTAAGGATAAGGTTAATAAAATAAAAAGGAGAGAATCATTTAGACCTTTTGCTGCTAGTGTTTTACTTGCAGCAGCACCTCTATGGTTTGATATGGCAGGTCTTTTTGAGTCACCATATATGATGTACGCTGTTGATAGTCTTCCAGAGGTAAGAGATCTGATACCTGCTGTACTTCATGTTGATCATACTTGTAGAATACAAACAGTTACATCAAAACAAAATTTACATTACTTTAATTTGATAACTGCTTTCAATAATATTACAGAAGTACCAATGTTATTCAACACATCTTTCAATCTTGCAGGTGATCCTTTAGTTGAAACTCCTCGTGATGCAATAGATACATTTATGAAATGTGAATTGGATTACTTATACTTTCCTGAGATACAAAAGGTGATTTCAAAATGACCTTTTGGTTTTTAAAAATTGGGAAAAAAAACTCGGCAAATTTTTTTACCTATAGGTTTTTATGAAAATACTTGGTGTAAATCTTGCAGAACATGGATCTATTTGTATGCTCAATGATGGGCAGATAGAATATTATGTTGAGGCAGAGAGGATTACAAGGAAAAAATATGATTTCAGAGTAGATAGAATTATAGATGAGTCCTTTAAACCTGATGCTATTGCACTAGCTGATTGTGATTATCTTCATGCATCTGAGTTTGCAGACAAAATGCTATACACAGCAAAGGCAAGATCAAAACTAAAAAGATTATACCCTGATGTACCTATACATGACTACACAAAAAAACATCACCTAACTCATGCTGCATGTGGATATTATAGATCTGATTTTCTTGAAGCAGCAGTTGTTGTGGTTGATGGAGTTGGATCTAATGGTGAGTGCGAAAGCATATATCATGTAAGTCATAATGAATTTACTTGTATACAAAAAAGAATCACAAAGGTTGATAGTGTAGGGTTCGGTAAATTATTTGAGATCACTGCGGTGTCTATGGGGTGGGATCATAGAGAGGCAGGTAAGGTGATGGGTCATGCAGCACTAGGCGAAGGTGATACTCACGAGTGTCAGAAACTATGGGAGGCAAGACTTAATGTGCTGGTAGAGGATGCTATCAGGGAGACTGGGTGTGAGTGTATTGTGCTTGCAGGTGGTTGTATGTTGAATTGTGTAGCAAACTATAAATTAGTTAAGTCCTTACCTAAAGCAGTCAAGATATATACTGAACCCATATCTCATGATGGTGGGACATCTATCGGTGCTGCTTACTTAGTCCATTATGCAACCAAAATTAGACACGCTTGATGTAAGTTCTTCTATTGGATGCAATCTTCAGTGTAAGGGATGTAATCATTTTAGTAATTATTTTTCTGCTGGCAGCAAACTAAACACAGACTCATTATTAGAAGACTTAAAAGTTATATTACCAAGACTTGATGTAGAGAGAGTAAATGTAATAGGTGGAGAACCTCTTTTGAATCCTCGTTGTGAAGAGATCCTCAAAACATGTGTAGAGTATGCTCCAAAACGTGTGAATATGTACACTAATGGAGAATTAATACTTGAAAATCAATGGATACGTGACTATCTTGAGATGCCAAATGTTTATCTCAGAATAAGTTTACATTTGCCTGAGTCAACTGAGAGAGGAAGGAAGATAATAGAAAATGTAAAACAGTTTGCTCATCCTAAATTGATAGTGACTGAACATCATACTGGTGCTGACAGGTGGTTTGATTCGATAAAGAAGAGAGGAGATAAAGTTCATCCATATAATCAAGGTAATATACAGAAAAGTTTCAACTGGTGTACTTGCCCTAATGCTCAATTATATAATGGTAAGTTATGGAAATGTCCGAACACTGCTTTTTTGAGAGAGATGTTATTTGTGACAGAGCAACAAGATGATCCTGAATGGAAACCATACCTTGTAGATGGTGTACCTGTCTCATGTTCAGACGATGACTTAGAAAAATTTTGTAAAAATTCATTCAAAGCAGAATCAGTTTGTAATATGTGCACTCATAAACCATTACATTTTAGTGCAGCACAACAGCAAAAGACTAAGAGAAAGGTTATAATAACATCATAAATACATCACCTTACAAAAACATATGCCAAGTTATCCATTAAAAAATTTGAAGACTGGTGAAACAAAAGAACTTACTATGTCTATGAAAGAGTATGATGAGTGGAGAAAAGAAAATCCTGATTGGGATAAAGATTGGAGTGCAGGTACAGGAGGAGTTGTAAGTGGAACTGGAGACGTTTATAGTAGAACAGATGGTGGATGGAATGAGGTGCTGTCTAAGGTTGCACAGGTTCCTGGTTCTAAGGTAAAACCACAAAAACGTTTCCCATAATGTCACGAAAAAAGAAGATGGCGACCAGTGTTGGAGCTGGTATGACCGCTAAACAAATGCAAAGGAGGAAACCCTTTCATTCTGATATGATGGTACAAGTAGACCCCATCACAGAAAATCAGAGGGTGGTTTTTGAGCAATATGCAGAAGGTAAATCTTTATTCTTGTATGGTGCAGCAGGTACAGGTAAAACATTCATAACATTATATCTTGCACTCAAAGAGGTGCTTGATCCTGTGACACCGTATCAAAAATTGTATATCGTGAGGTCTCTGGTATCCACCAGAGAGATAGGTTTCTTACCTGGTGATCATGAAGACAAGTCTGACATATATCAGATACCATACAAACATATGGTCAAGTATATGTTTGAGTTGCCCACAGACAATGATTTTGATATGTTATGGGGTAATCTCAAAACACAGGACAGTATCAAGTTCTGGTCAACCTCTTTCATAAGAGGCACAACTCTTGACGATGCTATCATTATTGTTGATGAGTCACAAAACTTGAATTTTCATGAGTTAGATAGTATAATGACAAGAGTAGGTGAAAACTGCAAGATTATGTTCTGTGGTGATGTTGCTCAGACTGACCTCGTAAAGACCAACGATAAGAATGGTGTCCTTGATTTCCAAAAAATTATTGCTAGGATGCCTGAGTTTGATTTGGTTGAGTTTGGTGTGAATGATATTGTAAGATCAGGTATAGTCAAAAGTTATCTTATTAGTAAAATTGAACTAGGAATGTAATGTTTCAGCATGTAGAATGTGAACTCCCTGCATTGAGTAGGAAAACTATTGATGGTGTCAGGTATTACAATGTTAATGATAGACCTATGGTGTCTATCACCTCAGTCACATCCCATTTCAACAAACAAATCTTTGTGGAGTGGAGGAAAAGAGTTGGTGACAAGGAGGCAGATAGAGTAACAAAAAGAGCAACATCTAGAGGAACCTCGACACATGAACTTATAGAAAATTATTTGTTGAATAAGGACGTAGAGTTTGATAAACCTGGTCCTAAAATGTTATTCACACAGGCAAAGAAAACATTACAAAATATAAATAATATCTACGCTCTAGAGAAGAGTCTGTATTCGACAGAACTTGGTGTAGCAGGGACTGTTGATTGTATAGCAGAATATAATGGTGAACTGTCAATAATAGATTTTAAGACTGCTGCAAAACCAAAACCAAGAGATTGGATTGAAAATTATTTTGTACAGGCAGCAGCGTACGCTTGTATGTTTTATGAACTCACAGATATTCCTGTGAAGAAACTTGTCATTCTTATGACATGTGAGAACGGAGAGGTGACAGTGTACGAAGAGTATGATAAAATGAAATATATGAGATTATTGGTAAAGTACATTGAAAAATTTGTGGAGGACAAACTTAGTGGCATCTGAATCCAAACAGGCAAGGAGAGAGTTCTTGAAAAAGAACTTCCTATGTCAGGATAAATTTTCTAATGACATAGAAATGCTAGTCAAGCATAATGCCGAGATGGATTACATTGAAGCTATCTGTCATTATTGTGAAGAGAATAATATAGAGATAGAAAACGTATCGAAACTCATATCAAAACCATTGAAAGAGAAATTAAAATGTAATGCAACTGAACTAAATTATTTGAAGAAAACATCACTCGCCCGATTTGCTATTTGAATTATGAATCTTGTCATGACCCCCTTTGATACTTACAAACAATATCTGGCATACAAAAATCATTTTACAAAAGAAAAATATGATTACCATAGGTATGGTGGTAAATCAAGAGCAAAGATAGACTCTTTTTACAAAAGAAAAGATAGATATTGGTTTGAGAAAACATCTAGAAAATATAATGATGAAGAAGTATGTGATTTTTTTCTCGCTAATTTTGTGGCAACAGACAATCCTCAAGGGTTGTGGATCGGTAATATTATAAGATCAGGAGAGACGGTGTATAAGGATTGGCAAAAGAGAAACCAAAGTTTGTTCTATGATTTCAAACAACAATCAGAAGACATGTTAGATAACTATGATTTAGATACATTATTCAGTCCATCTAAAGGTCACTCACCGTTGCTAAAAGAGCATCTGGGTGGTAGAATATCAGTAGAACAAATGTGCATCTACGAAAAGTTATTCTCTTTTTGTGATGACTACGATAAAAAACTTACAGATCCTGTATGGAAAACTATTTCTCTGAAGATCAGAAAGTATCTCCCCTTTCTAAATATCGACAAGAACAAATACAAAAAACATTTACTATCATTAGTAAAAGAGAGGATTGATGAGTAATTTTTTCGACTCCCCTATCATCCGTGATGAGATGCAAGAAATCATGGACATACAAAAGGAATTGTACTCGGTCATTCTTGAATTTCCAAAGATGAGTAATGAAGCAAAGTGGGAGCATATAGAAACAATCAAAGAGTTACTCGAAAAACAAGAGATAATGTGGGCAAGAATTAGATTATCTGATGACCCACAAGCAATCAAAATGAGGAAAGAACTTGAAAGAGGATCCTCACAATTAGGTTTCGGTGACGCTGATCTATCAACAATATTTGTAAACATGAAAAAAACTCTTGAAGGAGTACAAAAAAATTTGAAACCCTAATGGCATTCTTAGTTCATAATCTACCACCTTTCTCTGTACATGTAAGGAAAGAATTTCTATATGATCATCAGAGGGGTCATGGTGAGACAACACCTGGCACATGGATCTCAGTCAAGAGTGTGCAGCATAAGGCATTGTACTTTGAGACACTACTGTATGATTATGGTGCACTATTTGATAAGTTACCTATCAGTGCATTTGTATGGAAGACAGACTATGATCCAGACAAACTGCTACCACTGGACACACTACAAATATGGGATTGTTTTGACTACAATTTGACTGTCATAGAGAAACCATTGCTGAATAGGTGTGAGTTCTTTGGTAAGGATAGACAGATGCACAAGGGGCAGTATTGTTTTACGATTGATAACTGTCACTCAGAGTCATCCACACTCAATACAAACTATAGTCAAGATGATCCAGAACATAAGTCATTTAATTGTATAGCACTTGACAACGGACAGTTTGCATTGCAACCCAACAACAGAATTATATGGAAAGATCAGAGTCTTATATCTGACAATGTGCAGCAACCAGACTTTGAAGTTTGCTCACAGAATTACATGGTAGAGAACTCAGATAAATGGTCAGTAGGTCACACTACTGAGTGGGCATACAAATCTAAATGTGAAGAGGATGAAGATCAATCATCATTATAAACCATGGCATCACCTACAGGTAGATGATTTTCTACCACCAGATAGATTTGCAGAGATAAAAAGACTTGCTCACTTTGAGTATGAAACTTATAAAAGAATTGGAGTCAATTCAGTTTACACAGATAAAAAGGGAAAAGATTATACATCAAGAAATAAGTACACTAGATTTCTAACTCACGATATTGTTCCAGAGACAAATCAATTTTTTGATATGCTTCCAGAACATAGAGGATATAAAGGTGAACTCAAAAAATTAGTTCATTGGGCGATCACCCCAGTAAATTATAATTATCCTATACACATTGATAATGCATCTAGGATAAACACATGCACCTATTACATATGGCCTGAAGAGGAGATAGGAACTATACTATGTAAAAATCCTAGTAGGAATGATGATGGAGATCATATCAAGGCAGATAAAGAAAGTGATTTTGAAATAGAAATTGAATGGAAACCTAATAAACTTTTTGTCCATAATAGTATACCAAATAAGACATGGCACAGGTATTCTAGTAAACGTGAAAGAGTAGTGCTGTCAGTGTTTCTTGTACAACCTGACCTAATTAAAAAGAATAGGAATCAACATCAATACCTTTTAGATTTATGAAAATTTATTTTGATGGAACGTCGTGGACTGCAGGGGATTGTTTAGAAAATCCTTTTGAGAGTAGGTTTAGTAAACTAATATGTGATTATTTTGGTGCAGAAGAATATAATATTGCTACGAGTGGTGGTTGCAATAGAGCGATTGCAAGAAATATATTAGAACATAATCTAGATGATTATGATATTTTCATTATACAAATGGTCAATTATAGTAGAACTGAATGGTATGATGAGGATCAAAAAAAATTTAGGCAAGTAAAACCTACAATTCCAAAATCATTTTCAGAAGAATTAAAAAATTATTGGAATACTTATTACGAAAAAATCTATCATAAACAATATGGTATCACTGATGAGAAAATTTATTATAATTTGCTCAGAAAAACTTTACAAGATAAAAAACATATGATTGTCACATGTGCAAGAGAGTCACATGTACCTTTTGACATGGACATATCTCTTAATTTGTATGATGATAGAAAAAGACATGCGTTTCATAAAAATGTTTATAAAAACAACTTTATCCGAGATTTAAAAAATTATCTAACGACAGCTAATCATCCAAATAAATTGGGACATGAAATGATTGCTGAAATGCTAATAAATTACCTTGACAAAACCTAAATAGTTGTTTATAATAACCTTTGTATATGCAAGGGATCAATCCCGTAATCTACTCAATCCGACGAATCCAACGAATCAAACTCATGACATTCGCAAACCTAAAGAAACAATCAAAACTTGGCAGTCTTACTTCCAAACTGACCAATGAGATAGAAAAGATGAACAAAGGCACTAATGGTGCTGATGAAAGACTATGGAAGTTAGAGGTCGATAAAGCAGGTAATGGTTATGCAGTCATCCGTTTCCTACCTGCACCTGATGGTGAAGAACTACCTTGGGCAAAGTTATATTCACATGCTTTCCAAGGACCTGGTGGATGGTACATTGAGAATAGTCTCACCA